AGGTACTCCAGAAACATCTACGTCTGCAATAGCAATAGCTGTTTGTGTTCCTACACTACCTTGTCCAATTGTAGATATATTAACAGTACTAAACGCATTAGTAATAGCATCATCAACATATTTTTTATTAGTAAGATCGTCGTCATCTGAAACGTTAGCTTCGTAATCTACTGTACCAGTAACACTAACAGTACCAGTGCCGGCGTTTATTAAATATAAATCACCGCCACCAGTATTGATGTTATTAGTCCTAATACCTATTAACGCATTATTTGCATCTTTAAAAACAAAGCCGCCGGTTTTTGTAGTATCCGTTACAGGATCTGACCATTGAATGTTTTCATTAAATGTGAATAATGCATTAACAAATGTACCACGATCCATTTCTAAACCTGAATCGTCAAGTGTAATACCTGTTCCAGTTTCTCCTGAATTTAGTGTTAAGATATTATCTTTAATCTCTAAATTCTCTGAAGTAACTGTAGTAGTACTACCTTGCACAGTTAAGTCACCCGTAATTATTACTGATCCTACTTGAGGACCAGTATTGAGTGTAATAGTTCCGCTGTTTTGTACAGCGAGACTATAATTTCCTGATGGTACATTTACATACTTAGACATTAGTTATATCCTATTACGATGCTTGAGCGTCTACTACAATACTGCCAGCTGTAGTAGCTGCAGCTGTTGCTACGCCACCTGATGTATAACCAGTAAATCCACTACCGTCAACTCCTGCTAGTGCAAAAGTATTTGTTGCAGTTGCAGCTACAGTGTATGCAGTTTCAATGTTAAGCTCTACCATGCCAACTACTCCGCGAATCGAAACTTTAGTTCCGTTTGCAAGGTTGTGACCGTTAGATGTAATAACAACTGGGTCAGCTGCTGTTGCGCCTGTAATTGCTTTTTCAACTGCTGTTGAAGTACCTGTGGCACTTCTGGCCCACTTAGCACTTGAGTTACCTTCAACTTGCATTGTTCTGTTGCGAAGTTTAGTAACCTGCTTAGTAACACCTGCACTGTCTGCAACGTTAATGCAAAATTCACTTGCAGCTAACGCTCCAGGTGTTTTGTTAACTAGTGTACAAACTTCAGTCTTGGTTCCGTCAGTAACGTTAAACTTGTTAGTTGAACGCTGTGACACAATATGTGACTCTGTTGCCGCTGCTATTTCTGCGCCGGCTGCGAATCTCACTGCTGTTACTTGAATCTTTCCTGTACCGTCTCCGATATGTTTTTTATTAATTGGTCTTCCCATTGTTTTTCTCCTTAATAAGTTGACGTTCTAGGTCTACACGGCGGGTCCGCATAAGTCCTCATCATCGAGGTTCTTCTCTTTGACAATGTATTTATCAAAGTGAAACACAAGTCAAAAAAATAGGCCCCCTAAAGGACCTATTTTAATTAGTCTTACTACAGTGTAATATTAGCTAAAGCTAACGTTTCCTGAAGTAATAGCTACTGCACCAAGATAGTCAGCTGCATTACCAAGTGACGATGCTGTGTTGTTTAACTCCACATAACCGTAACGTGTCATAAAGCTTACTGTTGGCTCAAATGTACCTGGATCCAGTACTACACCTGAGGACATTAGCGGAATGTATGGGCAATAGAATGCTGCCGCATCAGACTCGCTAGAGCCTTTGTAACCAACAACAATGTTAGCGTTGTCTGCAGCATATGTGTTAACATATACTTTCATTGCATTATTCAAAGTACCAACCATCTTAGTGTTAGTTGGAGCTTCAAATGTGCCTTCAGTTGTTCTTGCAAACGCTGAAGTTGTAGCAGACTGTAGAATTGTTAGTGCAAAAGGACTAACAACAGCCCAGTTACCTGCGCCTCTACGTGTACGCTGAGCGATTTGGTTTGATACTCTGTTGATTTGAACAGCTAAAGCAGCATGCTCGTCACCAACAAAAGTAGCAGTACCAGATACCGCTGCTTGGTCATAAGTTTGTCCTGCTGTACCAGCAAGAGTAGTTAGACTCGAAATTACTTCCTGATCAATTTCAGCTGTAATTTCTTGTGCTAAAGCAGCCATAATTTCTGCTTCAACGTCAATGCCATGCATTGATTGTGCATCTTGAGCAGCTTCAAAAGTCCAACGAGCACTCAACTTACGAGTTTTCGCTTCAACTGTCTGCTTTAAGATTTGGATCGAAAGCTTATTACCAGCTGCACCTTCTAGAACGGCTGTGTTAGCAGCTACTCCAGCAGTTGTACCTGAATAAGACTCAGCAATTTTAAACGGGCTAAGTGCTTCTTCACCAGCAGTTGCACCTGATGCACCTGCGTTGAACGTATCCGAATAACGAACACGTAGCGTGTGGATTTGACCCACAGGACCTGTCATAGGCTGAACACCAACTAATTCGTTAGCAATAACGGTTGGCATTACACGTCTGATGACGGGTAGGATAACTCTGTTAAGAGTTGCGACATTACCGGCGGATGTTGTACCTGCAACGGCTGTTTCAGACAAATACCTACGGGTATTTTCTAAAGTGGTAGCCATTACGCCTTTTTTGTTGCCTGTTAGGCCTTCCAAAAGTGCAGTTTTCGTATCCTGCCAGCGGCTTTCTAGTAGTTCTGACATAATTATCTCCTTAATTTAAACCAGCTAAACGTTTGATGTCAACGACGTTGTCGCTTGACGTATCTACGCTTGCTTGCTGTGATGAACTAGTTGTAGTTTGTTTTCTGTTGCCTGTTACTTCAGTGCCTTCTGTTAATTTAGCCTTCTTAGCTGGAGTATTACCGTCGATTACCGCTGGTAGGTATTTGTCAAACTGTGTTCTTAATTTCACGGTCTGAACTGATTCCAGTAAATCTGTCATAATTTCGCGTTGATCTTTTGCCAATGGCCCAAGTAAATCGCTAATTAAGTCTTTTCTTGTTGCTGCTTCAACAATACGCTTTTTATCTGCGTGTGTTGATTCAGCGATTGCTTTCGCCTTCTTTACAAACTGTTTCGCTTCGTCAAGTTGCTTGTTTTTCATGTCCACAACTTTAATTAGTTTAGCAGTCTCTGAATTTTCATTTAGGTAGCTAGTACCATATTCAGAAGCAAAGCTTTCGAAGATTTTACGACCGAAGTCATTTTTTCGTGCTGTGTCAATATCTTCTTTCAATGCGTGGATTTCACCTTTCAGTGATTTACCAACCATTTCAGATACTGCTGTAGCACTTCTTTCGATAAAGTTTTTCTTAACTTTAGCAAAGTGGTTCTTAGCTTCACGTACAAGGCGTACCTTGGTTTCGGCTAAGTCTTTTTTGTCTTCTTGGAATTCGGATATTTCGTTAGCCAAGGCATCTACAATAAACTCTTCTAGTTTGGCATAATTATCAGCCATAACCTTTTTGTCTTCATGTAAATCTTTGATTTCGTTTACTAATTGCTCAGCAACAAAACCTTTGAGTAAGTTTGCATTCTCACGTTGTGCAACAGCATACTTCGCTTTTGCTTCTGCAAGTTGTTTGCGGTCGTCAGCAAACTCTGCAATTTCTTCTTGAAGTCGCTCAGACAGCATGTTATCGATAGCTTCGACCATAGTCTCTTTATCGTGTTCATACTTTGTAGCAAATTCTTCACGTAACTCAGCAGTTGCCTGCATTTTGTTTTCCTGAATCTTGCTATTCCATGCTTCTTCAATCTCAGCCTTGATTTCAGATGATACCACGTCATTTTCAAAAAGTGTTTTTAGTGCATCTATCATACTTTCTTCTCCTAGTTTATTGGAGTTTGCTAATAATATTTATTAGCGATTCCTTTAGATACTTCTGTGCCTTTGGATCGTGTCTTGTTGCCTGTGCCATTTCGTATGCCTTCATTCCGCCACGTGCATTCATTAGGTGCTCGTATATCGGAGTCGGGTAAGCGCCTGGAGCACTTGGTTGTGCTACTACGTCTACCGTAATTATTTCGAAGTCGGAAACTTCGCCGCTTCCGTCTTCTGAAACATTACCCGATCCCCTAGACGAAACACCTAGTTTAACTCCGCTCTCAAGCATTGTTTTAACTAGTTGTCCCATAGGGGTCGGTAATATCTTCATTTTTCCATAACCATTTGCA